AGTACTTCTTTGATAAGATGAGCGATAAATTTCACCTTAAAGACTTGACAGAGATATTTCTGGCAACGTTTTTGGAAAATTCAAGTGGTTGGGCTGGAGATCTTGTTTCTGAAGATGCAATGACAGCCCATCGAGAATTGTTGGGAAGATACATCAGATTCTCTGAAATATACAGGGAAGACCTGAAAAACCTGGTGTATTTTTCTAATAAAGTCAATGTTCCGATAGGTAAACTATTGGAGTATAATGAAAAACAACAAACGAGCCCAATTTTCAAATTACTCCAATCTGGCCTAATCAAAACAGAAACATTTTTGGTTATTGATTCATTCCTTGGTATAATCGACAAAATCGATGAGAAAATGTCAGCTGATATAATCTGGCAGAACTGGCATACCAAATTGGTCAATTACCGGAAATTGGTAGTAATAAATAATGACATAGCTAAAGCCAAGTTTATTCAACACGTAAAAGAGTTTAAAGCTGAAGTTTAGCTATATCAAAATTGATGTAAAATGTAAAAACGCAAAAACAACTGTCAAAATAAAATAGGAAAATAAAATATGTTCAAGCGCAGCAATCCTTCTCAACTTCAAGCTCAACTGGCCGCTCTGAAAGGTAATGCAAGTGGTTTCGGTGGAGATAAGAATGAATGGAAACTTAAAACTGATGCAGCTGGTAATGGTCAAGCCGTAATTCGTTTCCTTCCAGGTAAAGGTGATGAAGGTCTTCCGTTTGTTAAGCTGATTAACCACGGCTTCAAGAAAAATAACAAATGGTATATTGAAAATTGTTCTTCTACCAATGGTGATTTTGACAACTGCCCAGTTTGCCAACATCTCAGCCGCAATGACTCTTACAACACCAACGATGAAGAATATAAGCTGCTGAAGCGTAAGACTTCCTATTGGGCAAATATTCTGGTAATCAAAGACCCTGCCACTCCTGAAAATGAAGGCAAGGTGATGAAGATTCGCATTGGCGTAAAGGTAATGGAAAAAATTACTGCCATGATCAACGTCGATCCGGAAATGGGCGAAACTCCAGTAGATGTAACTTGTGTTTTCGAAGGTGCAAACTTCGTTTACAAAACCAAGAAAGTTGGTGGTTTTACCAACTACGATGACTGCAAATTCTTGGCTCAATCCGAAATTGCAAAAATCAATGATCCCGAATTCCAAAAGTTCCTCACTGATGGCATGGAAGATTTGAGCAAAATCGTTGCTCCTTCCGAATTCAAGCCTCTTGAAGAACTGGAGAAGAAATTCAAGCAAGTAATGGGTACTTCCATCGCTGCTGGTGCTGCCGCTTCTGCCGCTTCTTCTCTGTCTAACGAACTGAATGACTTCGACGAACAGCTTACCTCGTTCGACACTGATGTAGTTCAGCCATCCGTGCCTAATGCTTCTTCTGATCTCGATGACGATCTGGATGCTCTTCTCGGTTAATATAGAAAAGGAACCTTCGGGTTCCTTTTTTTGCATCAAAATCTTTCAAAAAGTAGTGTACAACTATGCCATACAGTGTAGAATGTCTCCATCAAATCAACCAAGGAGTAATAAAAATGAAAGACATTCTCGATTATCCAATTGACACTAAGGGTTCGGATTTGCCACAAGAAATTCTCGCTCTGCATGTAAGTCGTTGTGTAAAGACGGTTGCTGCGTTTGGAGGTCAAGATGAATTTTTCGAATTCATCAACACTAAACCGTGTGGTGGTTGGGTTTTGGACTATAAGGCCAAGTTTGAAGAAGTAAATGGCGTCAAATTCCCCAGCAATATCAGATTCGAACTCTAAGGAAAATTAAAATGCCATCGAACAAAGTTCTCATCAAATTCAAATCTCCTGAAGCTCGTGCTAAATTTGCAGCTTTATCTGCAGCTAATAGCGCAATTGCTGAGTATATGCAGCATTACAAGCTGACCGCTGTCAATAAAGAGAATGGTGATATTGTCATTCTCGAAGATGGCAAAGAATTTGAGCTCGACGGATACTGGAATCCCGTGATTTTTATGTCAGAGCGTCAATATTTTGACATCGAAGCGATTTAACTCAAAACACAGTTCAAAAGGAAATATTATGAAAATTAACACTAAATCTTGGCACTATCGTTTTCTGAATTCTCTCAACACAAATATCCCGAATTCTCTGTGCCCGTATTTCTGGAAAGTCGTGTTTACGATCGCATGGATCACCGGTTCGATTTTACTGCTCATTGTTGGTTTCGCATCTATTGGTGCCGGAATCTTCGAAGGAATTGGCTTTGCCCTCGATAATATGGTATTGTACTGGAGCCTTGCTGCTGTAGTAGGTACTGTCACCGTCACCTCTGCTATTGTGCTGGTTGTCGCAGTAATATTCGGATTTGATTGGGCCAAAGAAAATTTCAAGCCACCGTACAAAGAAGAACCGTTGATTATCACCTTTGTCAAGAACAAAAAGTCTAAAATTTGCCCGCGTCTTGAATTTGAAGACATGAGCAAAAAGACTGAAGAATAAGTTCGCAACCAGCGAGGTCATGATAAAATGACCTCACTAAAATAAAACAATCTCCGGCTTATAATGTTTCACTAAGTAAGGAATGATTATGATTATTAATAACGAACGTCAACTGGCTTCTATCCGTAAAATTGCCGATCTTCAACCGATCCCAGGTGCTGATGCCATCGAATGCGCAACCATCGACGGCTGGGAAGTAGTTGTGAAGAAAGGCGAATTCGCAATTGGTGATGATTGTGTATATTTTGAAATTGATTCCATGCTGCCGATGGATAATCCTGCTTTCACATTCCTGGAATCCCGTGCCAGGATGTATGAAGGCAAAATGCGAGCTCGAGTGAAGACCATTAAACTTCGCGGCCAACTTTCTCAAGGTATTGCTTTGCCGGTTAACGCATTTACCATCGGAGAACTGCTGGACCAAAGTCTTGACCAAATTCTCGGTATTGCCAAATATGAGCCGGCTCAGGACGGTTCTGGCTGTAACCCAGCTGGTGCTTTCCCGATTTTCATTCCGAAAACTGATGAAGAACGCTGTCAAAACATTTTCAGCAAATACAGCGCTCGCTACAAAGATGTTGTGTTCCAAAAGTCTCTGAAGCTGGATGGTAGTTCTATCACCATGGCATGGGTAACAGATCCTGACCTGTTCCTCGAACTTGGCACCGAAGATGAACCGTATGCTCATGACTACGATGATGCTCAATTTATCGTAGCTTCTCGCAATCAGGTTCTCCGCTATAATCCTGAAAGCAAGTGGTGGATGGGCGTTGAAAACTACCAAATCATCGAACAACTGAAGAAGATGGGCAAATCTGTCGCAATTCAGGGTGAACTGATGGGTCCTGGTATCCAGAAAAACCGTGAAAACTTCGACAAGTACCGGATTTTCGCATTCCGGGCCTGGTTTATCGAAGAGCAACGTTTTGCTACCGATGAAGAGTTCCACGACCTGTGCCGTGCTCTCGGCATGGAAATGGTACCGCAGCTTGGTCGCTGCAAGCCGTTTGAACAATTTGAAACTGTCAAAGAAATGTTGGCTGATGCGGATATTCCGTCCATCAACCACAAGATTGCTGAAGGTGTCGTTTACAAATCTGTTGACCTTGTAAATGGCCAGATGATTCACTTTAAAGCGATCAACAACAAATTCTTGCTGAAATGCGAGGATTAATTAATGTACATCGAACAGGGGCTGAAATGCCCCTTTTCTCTTACAGAGATGCAAGACTACTACAACAACTCGCCGTTGACCCATGAGACTTATTTCAATATGAGATATGATTATGATCGTCTGGTCAATCACAATCGTTCACATGGCATTCAATTTGTCCCAGAAGAAATGAAAATTGCCGTTTACCTGGGAGATGTCTATAAAGCAATTCACTATGGTGGCTCAACATGATAAAAGCAGTTTTCGCACTCGGCGTTGCTTCTGATTTTCATAATCATGGGATTTATGCTTTCGGCAAAGACAACGATCTTCCATGGGGCAAAATACCTGAAGATTTCGCATCTTTCAAAGAAAAGACTGTCGGTGCGGTATGTGTGATGGGTGCTAAGACGTACCAGTCACTCCCTCGTAATCTTCCTGGGAGAGTAATGGTAGCTATTGGCGATACTAGCCGAGTGTGCCAGAATAAATCCGGAGAGCTCCCGGATATGTTGCTGAGTGAAGATGATTGGTTGCAGGTTGTCAAACGAATCTATCCTGACCAAGATATCGCAGTCATCGGTGGTCTGCATTTTATTCTCAAACAAATTGACATATTTGATGAAGTCCATATCAACTTTTTGATGCTGACCTCAGAATATGATACAATTGACCCAACGGTTTATGTTAGCGACGTTATGCTAGATGACAGCTTGAAGAATTTTAAGTTGGGCACAAGATACCGAATTGAAACGTCAGTTGATTTTTGCGATAACATTAAAATAGGAATTTGGAAATGATTCAATACACTGATCTGGTAAGTGACATCATCGTCAACGGACGAAAGAAAACCGATCGAACAGGAATAGGCACTCGATCGGTATTTGGCCGAATGTTGCGTTTTGATTTGACCAAGGGCTTTCCTGCTACCACCTGCAAACACCTAGCCTTTCGGCCTGTCGTAGGCGAGCTGTTATGGTTTATGCAAGGGTCAACCAATGTCGATCACTTGCGTAAGTTGACCTATGGGGAAGGCTCCGATCGTAAAACCATCTGGGACGAAAACTATGAGAAGCAGGCAGTTGACCTTGGCTACTCCGGTGGTTACCTTGGTCCTGTTTATGGTAAGCAATGGCGAATGTTTGGCAACAAGAATCCTGTTGACCAACTCCAAAATGTGATCGATCAGATTAAGGCTAATCCAGACAGCCGTCGTCTTTTGGTTGTCGCATGGAATCCCGAAGATATCGACCGAATGGCGTTGCCGCCATGTCATTATGCTTTCCAGTTTGAAGTGTACAATGGCGAATTAAGCCTCATGTGGTCTCAGCGTTAACTGTAGCGCCTCTAGGTTGAAAGACCTAAAGCAAACCTCACTAAACAGGGAAACTCTCATAGAGACAATCCTGTGCTAAATTGTATCGGCCTGCATACATAAATGCCCAACGACTATCGAACGGCGGCTAAAACCGAACCTAGTAGAGTACACCCAAGCGGGTGGAAACGTGAGGAACCCTAAGGGGTTGTGATATAGTCTGTTCTGTGTAGCGATATACAGCTGGGTCTTCCCGGGCACTGATTAGCGACCAGTGTTGAACAATAAAGTCAGTAGATGTGGGACTTGGCCTCCCCTTTAACATTGCTTCATATGCTCTCCTCGTCCATATCGTAGCTAAAATTTGTGGTTTGGAAGTTGGCGAACTTGTATTCTCTGGCGCAGATGTCCACATTTACGAAAACCACTTAAGTCATCTCAGTGATATGCTTTCTCGCGAAGAACGCCCTCTGCCTACGCTGAGTTTCCCTGATATTGGCAGTTTGAGCGATCTGCGTTTACTGAAAGCAACCGATTTCCGCTTGGACGGGTATGGCCCGCACCCAACAATTAAACTACCGATGGCTGTGTAAATGACTATATGCACCGTTGTAAACGTCAAGCATGAAAGATGTGACGTTCGCATACAGCGAGGCACCATATGGGGTAATCCATACGGAGAACCCTATTGGAAACGGCAAGATTATCTTGACAATTACAAAAAGCATTTAAAACACCAAATAAAAACTGGGGTTATTACTCTTGCCGATTTAGAATCACTACGAGGCAAGAAATTGGGGTGTGGTTGCAAGCCATTGCCATGTCACGGAGATATTCTTGCTGATCTAGTTAATCGCATGTTTAAGGATGTGCCAAGCGTAGATGATTTCATATGACATTAAAAGAACACGGATTCATTCGGATAGCAGAATTGACCATAGGTAAAAACGGACGTATATCCAGAGATTTTGCTAAAGACCCATCACTAAAACACATCATTTATTTGTTTACTATTGATGATGAAGTTGTGTATATTGGTCAAACAAAGAATTTGCACAAACGAATGGACTCATATGCTAATGGCAAATATTGGAAAAATACGAACAAGTCGCATATCCAAAAATCCAAGTTTCTGGAAGAAGCAGTAAACTCGGGTAAGAGAGTTTGTGTTTGGATAAAGCATTGCTTCAAAATCGTTATAACCACTCCTGCTGGGTCAAACGTTATAGCTGACCTCAACGCAGAAGAGAAAAAATTTATCGGGATTTTTAATCCTGTTCTAAATTCAAAACTGAAGGTTAAATTATGAGCAGAACAACTGAACTTTTTAATAACTCGATGTCTGTTGTGGAAAAATCCGAAAAGGGCAATTTCTACTTCAAGGACGTCATTACGAGTATGGGGACAAAAGCTCGAATTTTCAGCTATTTTATCGCTTCATATACCGATTGGCTGCAAGATGATGCTTTGGAATGTCGAGGCATTATGTTTGAGCTAAATGATAAAAACGAGCCAGTTCGAATCATGGCTCGCCCAATGCAGAAGTTCTTCAATCTGAAAGAAAACCCCATGACCATTGGGCTCGATTTAACTAAGATGATCGGTTTGATGGAAAAAGCAGATGGGTCGCTGATTAGCAGTTATCATGATCGAGGCTACGTTTATCTGAAATCTAAAGCTGCGGTTTTCTCCGATCAAGTCAATAAAGCAATGGTGCTGTTGAATTCGCCTGCTTATGAAAAATTGCGCGATGCAATTGTACAGGCCGGTCCCGATTTTACTTTCAACATGGAATATGTTGGACCAAGCAATCGGGTTGTCCTTCCGTACGAAGAAGAAGAATTGATTGTTCTCAACGTACGTCACAATGAAACAGGTCAATATGTAGAATTTTCTACTCTGCTGGATGACCCATTGATTCGTCATCGTATGATCGGGGTTTATCCTTGCCCGGATTGGAGTAAAGTTACTCCCGAAGAATGGGAAGCTGCAACTCGTGCCGAGACCGATATTGAAGGAGTTATCGGTGTTATGCCAGATGGTCAGCTATTCAAACTGAAGACCGACTGGTACTCCTCTCTGCACCGCACTAAAGACTCGATCAACAACAACAAGGCATTGTTCCAATCCATCAAAGAACGTGCTTCCGACGATCTTCGCGGCATGTTTTCCGATGATAGTGCTGCTTTGGCAAAAATCGAGGCTTTTGAATCCGCTTATATTGATACTGTTGCTAAATACCACAAAATTTGCGCAGAAGTGTTTTACGATTTGCGAGGTTTTGACCGTCGAAGTTTTGCTATCGAAGCACAAGCGAGAATGAAAGACTGTCGGTATCTTTTTAGCGTAGTTATGCAACAGTACGGCCGTGACTGGGACGGCGAACTCGCTGTCGAGAAAATCGAAGAGCACATTATCAAAGAATACGCGAAATACGTTCCAATGGCGTACCGTTAAATAAAGTTGCAAAAACTGTGTACATTTGACGGTGTGATGATTAGAATAAATCCATAATCAACATGGAGTTAATCGAATGAATCATTACAATTACACCGTCGAAATTCTCATCAACATGTACGCTCTCGGCGGCAGTTCGGATGGAATTCGAATTTTCGACAAAAACGGTAAAGTTGTAGGATATATTACCGATTTACGCAAAGCTGCTCATTCTGCAGCCGAAAAGAAAGAAAAATCCAAATCGTACTCTCGGGAATACTATCAACAAGCTAAAACTAACATTGGCCCAATGGTCAATGAAGTTGTGAACGAGTTGAAAAATGTTTTTGCAGGCACACCCGCAAAGGTGTTTATTAACGAAACGATGCCGAATGTCAATTTCATGGGAGCCAAGTTCTATTTTATCTTGTCTCCACTGACTGACAAAATTCGTGTAAACATCACTCATAAAGATGCATGCCGCATGAAGTATGTTTTCCCACGACATGCCAAACTTGATATTCGTCAAGGTGGAAAAAGCATTTTGATTGATGGTTTGACACGGAGCGAAGGCATCGCTCTTGTCAAAGGATTCTGCGAAAATGTTGTTAACTTTGAGTTCGCTGCTCAGTCGGCTAAAAAGTAATGCGTTATATCTCATCATAATGGTCTTAATGGCCATTATGATGAAAAATCAACACGACGAAATCTCTACGCTAAAAAATAGTTTAGAATCGATGAAATCATTCCAAACTAAGTCGTATGAGAATGCAAAACCCGTCACTGAGGCGCTGCTGAAGTCTCCAAAAGCTACAAAGCAAATGGAAAAAATTGCGGAAAAGAAACCGCAACTATTAGAAAAACGGATGAATATGGGCTTCCAGAAGTTAGCTGATCAACTTCAGGAGAGTACGAAATGAGGTATATCATCATTCTACTCGGATGTCTCCTGATCACATCCTGTGCATCTAAGCCCATGTTGCCAAAACCATCGCCGATACATAAACTCGACATAACGTGGAAAGCAACCGAAAATGGAGCTTTACTGAGTTTTGAGGATTACAACAAGTTGGGTGTATGGTTGACCGACGCCAACAGATATGTCAAAGATCAAAAACAAATAATTCAAATATGTGAGGATACAATTAATGACTGAGCGTTTCGCATCTCAACAACTTATTTTGACCGTTGGTCCTACTTGTTCCGGAAAAAGCACCTGGGCAAATGAACAAGTTCGGGCAAACCCTACGAAATACGTTAATTTGAATCGTGATGATTTTCGTTTTAGCCTTTTTGGCTGCCGGACTTGGTCTGATTACAAGTTCAATAAGCATAATGAGCAACTGGTAACGAACGCTATCCAAAAAGCAGCGATTGAAGCTATTGCCATGAGCAAGACTATCATTATTTCCGATACTAATCTGAATAAGACAACTCAAGGAACTTGGAAAAATTTCGCAGATACTCATAACGTTGAGTTTGTGCTGAAATATTTTGCACCTGGCCTTCTGTCTACTCTCATGGAGCGTAATCGCTACAAGGGCGAGCGGGCTTTGCCTGAATTCGTTGTGAAGCGCCAATACGACCGATATATGGTTGATTTTGGAGGCCAACGGGTTTATACTCCTGACTTCGCAAAACCTCGGGCAATCATTTTTGACCTGGATGGCACCCTGTTTGATAACAGCCAACGGCATGCCTTCGATTGGTCGAAAGTTCTGGATGACACTCCCCGTGACTCTGTCGTAGAACTTTTCAAAATGTACGTTGACCGTGGTTATGCTTGCATTACCGTTTCTGGTCGCGACGGTATTTCTGAAGAAGATTCTATCAAGGCTCTGAATAACGCTGGTCTTTTCCCCGCGGCTCATTACCAGCGTGCCGCAGGCGATTCTCGCTCCGACGATATCGTAAAAGAAGAAATTTTCTGGCAACAGATCGAGCCTAATTGGTGTGCTATGCGTGCAATCGATGACCGTCAAAAGGTTGTTGATATGTGGCGTCGTATCGGACTGGAATGCTGGCAAGTTCAACCTGGTGATTTCTGATTCAAATGCCCTCTTCGGAGGGCATTTTTGTAAGAAATCAATAAAAGTAGTGTATATGTCGGTTTAGTGTGATAATATAGTCACATGAACAAAAACGGAGTAACAAAATGTTTTTTGACACCTATGACGCTGCACTAGCAGAGTTGGAAAAGCGTTGCGGCGAATTCCAGAGCAAAGTTAAAGCTCGTGACAAAAATGCGATGGTTTCAATAACTCAAACGAGCATTAACGAATTTGAGTTGGTCGTCGCCAACGGTGCTGGCGGGCGTGACAATTATTTGTTTGCAATTTCGTTGGCCCAACCTCCTGTGCCGAAGTTTATCATCAGTTGCTCTCGGGTAATCGCATGAAAGATACAAGTGTATTACAACATGCCTATATCGTTGCACAAGAATCTCATTGTGTTTCGTGGAAAGTAGGTGCTATCATTTCGAAAGATGGTCGAATTATTTCGACTGGTTATAACGGAACTCCAGCTGGTTGCAACCATGCTAATTGTGATGATCATGCGAAGAAAAGCGGTTGGCTTGATTCGCATGGTAAGTTGCGAGGAATGTATCGGCAAGCCCACAGTGAATGGTCAAAGGCAAATGAAATTCACGCAGAATTGAACGCCATTCTGTATGCCGCGAAAACCGGGCAAAGTATCGATGGTGCTGAAATGCACGTTACTGTTTCTCCGTGTCCAGATTGTGCAAAAGCCATAGCTCAGTCGGGGATTAAGCGAGTCGTCTATAATGAGTTATATGATCGTAACCCGGACGGATGGGATGACATACTCATTAAGTCTGGAGTAGAAGTAGTGAAAAACGAACAGCCTCTCAACATTATCAAGAAAATTTACACCACAAGCAACCAAAATTGAGGAATTTATTATGATCGTTGAAGT